CTTGCTTTACCTGCTGGAATAACTTGTGGTTGAGCTTGTGCTTGTCCAGCATCCAAAGCTCTTTGTTTATCAATACGATCTAAAAAATTAATATAATTATATGTTGCTCCTTGATTTTTTTTGTTACTAATTATAGTAAATCTTTTATCGTTTTTAACTATACTATTAACTTTTTCAAGTGTATTATCTGTTGAACAATCGTTAATATAGATAGTTCGCCAATTTGTATATGTTTGATTTAACATACTAGCTAAATTAGGTTCTACCCATTCTTCATTGTTATATGAAGGCGTAATAATTACAAATTTATTATTTTTTTCCATTGTTCTATATCGTAATGTTTTTTATATAATGTTTTACTTTTTTCACTACACTCATTGTAAAAATAGTTATCGTCTCTTAATTTAATTGCTAATTTTCTTGCTGATTCAATATCGTCTACATCTACGCATAAATCTGGATGGCATAATCTTTGAGTGTCTACTTTTTCATTTCCTATACAAGGTATTCCAAAATACGCACAATTCAAACTAAATGTTCCAGCTGCAATAGTTGGCATTAAATGTACTGCATATTTAAATTTAGAAACTTCTTCCATCCATTGATTCCATAAAAGTCTAGGAAGGTGATTTAAATTAGGAACTTGATCTTCATATTGCCGCTTTGCGTGGGATTCTTGAGTCCATATTGGAACTCCAAACTCAGATGCAACTAAATAACTTTGAAATCCATTATACCATCTAGCAAAATTTCCTCCAATCAATACTTTGTCTTCTGTTTGAGGAACAATATTGTGTATCCATTCTTCAATCATTAGTGTTGGCATAACACGAACTACTTGATTTGGGACTAATCCTTTATAAAATTTTATATCATATTCATTATGAGCATATATGGCATCTACTTCAACCAACATGTTATAGAAATTAAATTGATCTTGTATTTCTAATTCAGTAAACATCCATGTTGGACCTTCTTGAATATAATATACTTTTTTATTTTTTTCTTTTAATATAGATAACCAATTACTATTTAATAGTTCTGAATGTGGATTTGGTGTATTACCTATTTTTGCTGCTACTGCATTTAAATTTAATTGTCCTTTTGGAAATATAATAAATACATGATCGTACCCAGATACTTCGTTATATTTAGATAGCGATATGTGATTTGCATGTAATGCATTCATCCATGCAAATTCTGTTCTCATATTAGGATGGGACTTTTCAATATAACCATCAAATCCCATTTCAGTTAAAAATGCTATATTATTTTCGTTCGTCATATGGAATACTTATTTTATACTTCCAACAAAATTTACGTAGAACTTCTTGTATATAATCCATTTGTTCGTCTGTCATTCCTGGCCAAACTCCTACAAAAAATGTATCTTTAGTTGATTTTGTGGCTATAGGAAATTGTCCTGCTGGATCTTTATATTTTTTTGCCAAATCTTGATATGCTGGATGAAATAATGCATTTCCAGTAAAATAACTTCTAGTTTGAATTTTTGCTGCTTCTAAATGATCAATTAATGCAGATTTTTTAAATGTTACTCCATCTCTTAACGTAACTAAAAATCCAAACCATGAAACATCTGCTTTTTCTTCTGCAGAAGGTAAATGGAACATGCAATCATATTCAGAAAATATTTCATGCATTCTTTTAAAGTTATGTTTTCTTCGTTCATGCATATAATCTAACTTTTCCAATTGTTTTAGTCCCATACAAGCTTGTAGTTCTAATGGTTTAAGATTATATCCAATTTCATCAAATACATATCTATGATCATAAATTATATCTGGTTGATTTGGGAACCATGGACCAAATCTACAACCACACGCAGTTCCATTTGTTACATTGCCAGGTTTATTTGAATTACAATAACATGCTCTCCCCCAATCTCTTAAACTAGCTAATGCCATTCTATTTCTATTAGAATTAGTTGCAACAAAACCACCTTCACCCATTGTCATATGATGTGCTGGAAAAAATGAACAGGTTGATATATCTCCAAAACTTCCCATTGGTTTATTATCCCATGTCGATCCTAATGCATCGCATGAATCTTCTAGAAATACTAAATCATATTTTTCAATTAATTTCATTAATCTATCCATATCGGGAGGATTACCTAATACATGAGCAAATATAATTCCACGTATTTCACGTTTTTTATCTTTCTTTAATAATGCTTCTACTTGATCTAAATCGATATGAAGATTTGGAAGAGTTACATCCACAAATACAGGCTCATATCCATTTTGTATCAATGGATTAATTGTAGTAGGAAAACAAACTACTGGAGTAATAAACTTAGCTCCGTCTGGAATATTAAATTCAGATTTTTTTGATTTCAATAAACTTACCATTAATAAATTAGCAGAACTTCCTGAATTAGTTAATATACCAAATTCTTTACCTAATTTTTCTGCAAACTCTAGTTCAAATTTTCTTCCTTTTTTACCAAATATAAGCCATTCTGATAATAAACTTTCTACTGCTGCTTTATATTCTTCTTCACTAAAGAATGGTCCAGAATATTGTACCCAATCTTGGCCAGGCTTCCATTTTTTAGATTTGTGTTTTTTCTTCATGTACTTCCCGACACGAGATAGAATTAGAGCTTCATTCCATTTTAAACTCAAATCTGTAATTTTATTTTTTAATTTTTCCATAGTGTTATCCGTTAATTGTTTGATAATAGTTATTTTGTTTTTCTTGTCTTTCTATTGTTTTTGGATGATGAAATGCAAATTCTTCTTTAGGAGGAAGATGTGAATATCCTTTCATTCCTTCTATTTTTTCATGTACATTTCCCTTCCATTCTATCATTGGAGATCTTTTATATATTCTACCTTGATAATCAGGCCAATTTATCCATCCATCTTCATTTACAACCCATTTCCATTTATTTATATGTTCTTGTGTTAATCCTTCAACTGTATTTATTCTTGGAACATATATTAATTCTGTTTCTGGATTTAAATTAATAATTTGTTTTATATTTTGTATAAGTAATGATGAAGGTAATTCGTCTGCATCAATATTAAAAATCCAATCGCAATCTTCAAATAAATGATATCCTATATTTTTAAATGCAGCAAAGTCATTGTTTAAATTTCCATATATTAACCTAAATGAATCGTTATCTGGAACTAAAAATTGATGACATAATTTTTCTACTTTATCAGTACATTTTTCTTCATCTAATAATATTCCAATACAATCTGTATCTTCTATATTAGTTCGAAGAAGAACTAACAATTTTGCTAATTCTTCATATTCATTACAAGCTGTTATAAAATATCCTATTTTCATACTGTTTTTAACTTTGGTAATTCCAATTTATTTAGTTGTGGAAGATTTAATGGCTGCTGTATAGGAATACCTCCTATCTTGCTTTCTATTTCATTAAATAATGATTCATATATATTAGATACTGCTTGTTCTGAAAAATTATCATTTGAGTATTTAATATGTTTTCTAGATAATGATAAAAACTTATTATAATGTTTAACAACTTCTTTAAAAGCTTTTTTTGCATATCCATAATCTACAGTAAACCATTTAGCTCCTTCAATTAAGAATTGATTTCTTGCTGATGGATGTATATCTGTTAATCCACCTGGTAAATTGACTATAAATTCTTTTTGTAAAAAATCTGCTGGACCTGAATAATGAGGAGCCAATATTGGTTTTCCAGTACTTGTAAATTCTAATAATGGTCGACCAAAACCTTCTCCTTTTGTAAAAGAAACCATTGCTTTTACTTTTGGATGATTATATAAAGCATTCATTTCATTATCTGTTAAATCTCCATGCAATACGTATATATTTGGTAATTTTGTATTTTTAGGATATAATTTTTTTAACTGTTCTATATTTTTATCAATCATCCACCGATCGACAATAGAATATGTAGCTCCGCTGGTTTTTAATATTAAAGCCGGCTGTTTTGGTTTATTTTTAAATGTTTCATAAAATGTATGAATCATTCCAGTTATATTTTTTCTATCTTCGCCAACACTACCTTGCAACCAATGCCCTACAAACAAGAAGCAAAATTGTTCTTGTATAGTCGAAGATATCTCTATTATTTCAGCTGATATATTATTCTTATTATATGTAGTTGTATCAAAATATTCTGGAACTACTTTTATAGTTGTAGTAATTTGTAATTTATGAGTTTCTGCAGTTTTTACAAATACTTGTTTTGTAAATTCAGAAGGAACAATAATTAATTGCATTTTATTTATACATTCTATCCATTCTTGTGGTGCAATATCTCCTTCTGTTCCTGCAGTTACGCCTATGTTATATTTTCCAACAGGTTGAAATTCATTAGGGACTGTTATTTGTACCCAAACATCAGGTTGTTCTTTTAAAGGTAATGGTATTATGCTAGTTGCCCATTCATGTGGAATTGGATATGTAAATGGTGTATGCCCCCATGGCATTGATAGTAATTTAATATCCCATTCATTTTTTTTAAATTTAAAAGCATGTTTAATAAATTCACGAGCGTGATGTCCGTAACCAGATTGTGTTGCTACTGGACTTGAAATTATACATTTTCTCATACTATACCCATTTCTTTATATTTATTTGTTGTCGATTTATATAATACATATCTTGGCCTTTTTTCTCTAGGCTGATCAAGTAAAAGATCTATCATTTTTATCATTTTGTTTGCCATTTGTTTAGAAGTTAATCCATGAGTTAAACAAAATTCACGACCTTCTTGGCCATATTTTTTTCTATCCTCGATTGGACAATTATACCATTCCATAATGCCTTCTGCAACATCTTCAAAATTTACACGATCATCAAATATATATGGAGTCATTGGCGATCCTTGGAGTGATCTATTCGAAGGCCAAATAGCTTTCCCCCATGATCCATACTTTTTATATGTTTTATTATGATTTGTTGAAAATTTAGAATCAAATGTAATCCATTCACCTTTTTCATTTTCAAATCTTAATTGATCTTGTAATCCTCCAGTTACATTATTGATAATTGGAGTACCTGCTAACAATGATTCTGTACTACTTAGTCCCCATCCTTCATTAGAAGCTATATTGATTGTAACATCAGCTACATTATATAATGCATTTAATTCTGCGGCTCCTACTTTATTTTCAGAAAATAATATTTTACATTCTGGAGCTACATTTTCATGAATTGCTCTTAAGTCGGTTCCATTATTATCTACAATTTGTGTATGCATAACCAATGCTACATCATCTTTTTTGTCATCTGGCAATAATGATCTAAAATGTTTAAATGCTAGAATAACATCTCCTGGTAATTTTCTTCTTATATTTCTGTTATTCCAAAATATTACAAATGAAACATTTTGTTTTACTTTAATTTCATTATAATATTTTTGATATAACTCATCTTCTTCAGATAACGGTTTAAATATAGTATCATTTAATCCGTGAGGAACATATCCAGTTATAACTTCATTCCATTCAAATTCCTCATTGGATTCAATAGTTTCTTTATCATAATTAAAAACATTAAACATGTTTTGTTTTAAAACTTCACGATGTATATTATCAGATTGCTTTGAAATACCCATAATTAAATCACAACTTCCATAAAATGGGGCATTCCACATAGGATATGGTAAATCATCCCAAATAGAATAATATATAATTGGAATTTTGTATGTAGTTTTAATTTCATGCTCTAATTGATATAACCATTCCCAATATCTTGGATCTGTAAAATGAAATATTGCATCTGGTTTTTCATTGTTTAAAACAGCAAATAAAACATTTCTATCTCCATATCCATTAAATGGAATAATTTTTACATCTGCATCTTGTACTCCAGTTTCTTTTCGAACATCTTGAGATAAATCAAAAGCTTTCCCTGCATCTGGATGATTTACTGCTGCTCCTATTTGTACCCAATCATAATGGTGTACTGTATTTAATACAATTTCTTTTGAAATAGTTCCAATTCCAGATGGCAATCTAAAATCGTCTGCTAATAACAGTATTTTTTTCTTCTTTTTCCTTACTGGATCAATTTTTGTAAGTTTAGGTAACTCCATTTAATTCCTTTATCCTAATACCACTACTGGTTTTTCTAATTTATTAATTTTGCTATACGCTGTTTGTAGTTGTGGATTTAACTTTGACTCATTATTCAAAATAATTAAATAATCACAATTTTCTGCCAACAATCTCATTCGATGTAATAGTTGAGAAAAATGATATTGTTTTCCGTAATATCCTTCTGGAAGTGCTGAATAAAGATTATGACCAGTATATGACGGATTATATTCTTCATATTTTAATCCAAACTCTAACGTATACTTTCTAACCATATAATTTGCGCCTTCATTCCCTCCTGCTCCAACAACTGTTAAATCTTCTTTAAATTTTTCTTTTAATTCAGTTAATATTTGCTGTACTTTTCTTTTGTTTTGCCATTCCCTATTTCCAACTACAGCTACTTTAATCATTTAAAAGTTCTTTTTTATTTTTTCCTTCTGTTCCAACATGAGATAACATCATTTTTAATGCCTCTAATTTATCTTGAGCAGTTGCAAATTGTTCTACAATATTATCCATTTCTTCTGTATGTTGTGGATGTTCTCCTATACCTACAGAATTTGTTAGATATATATTTAGTCTTGCTACGGCATCAGCTTTTTCTGCATGATATTTTGCATATAATGCATCTAATAATAATCCATTCATATTCTTCCTTTATTTTTTATTATAATAAAAATTATTCACGAATCCTATTTTCTTTAGGACAATTTTCAAAATCTTGTTTAAATGGGCACCATTTACAATTTTTGGCTCCACGTCCTGCCAATGCTATATACATTTGTTCTTTTCTTTTATTACCATCTGCATCGAAACAATGTTCTATAAATGAATCAATACTTCGTTGTATTTTCTTTCTGGTAACAGATCCTGATGCTGGATTCAATAATTGAATCCTTTTTTGTGGAAACATTGATTCTTCTAATAGTTTTCTTTTTACTATAAAAAACTCAATGTCAATATTATCTATAGGGGTTCCAAATTGATCTGAAAAATATTTTTTATATGCAACTAATTGTGCTGCTTTTAATTTGTCTGCTTTTTGATATTTATTCCATCCTCTTGTTGATGTTTTTATATCTATAACTTTTATTTTGTTTAATACAGTATCTCTAACTACAACATCAATGAATCCATACCAAAATACATTTTTATTATTAGTTGAAGCTGGGACTGCTAATTCAATTTCTATACCAATTAATTCTTGATTCTTTGTAGAAAAGTATTGAGCTCGTCTTTTTTTAAACCATTCTAAAATGGCCATTCCATCTTCTAAATGTTCTGCTAATTCATTAGGAGTAGAAAAATGTATACCATTATTAGCTTTAACTCCTTTTGTATATTCCATCTTCATACAAGTTAACAACATATCATGGAGATCTAAATTATTTGCTGCTTTAACAGAATCTGTATACATTACTGTTAAATATTCTTGTAATGTTTCATGAAATGCTGTTCCAAAACATGTTGCTATACTATATGTAAATGGAGCTAACTTGTCAATATAAGAAAGCTTCCATTGATGTGGACATTTTTCAAACATTGACCATTGTGAATAAGATATCTTAGCAGGAGCTTTTGATACATCATTTAATGATAATTTATATATAGGATTTATGTATCCGGATTTCATGGATATACTATAAGATCTTGCTGACATTCTAAAATTAAATCTTCTTTAATGTCATCTATTTTATCATAAAACTTTTCAACTGCTTCATCAAATTCATATTGATCTTTGTAATCTTCTTCGTCTGGATATTCTGGAAGATTATCATCTTCACAAATAAATTCAGATCCATTATGATTTGCATATCCTCCTGATACATGTAAATATGCTTCATCTTCACTTTTAGCTTTCATTTCAAATTCTCCTCGCTTTGTAAACCAATCTGCTATTTCATGAAATAATTCTTCTGGCGGATACCATGCTGAATCCAATGTCAAATCTATATTATCATCATCAACCATCCAATCATGAACGAAACACCATTTAGCTCCTACATTTTCAATCATCCAATCTCTCGTTAAGTTGTCTTTAGGATAATCTTTGTATAATAATCCATATAAATTATCAGCTAATAGATCGCTTTTTTTCTGCCAATCAGCTTCTTCTACTTCTGGAGTAAATAATTTATCTGCAAAATTTTTTATAAGTTCTTTTGAAGCTTCTATACTTACAACTGTATATACGTTATTTGCCATAATGTTTTTATTATATAATAAGAAATTATTCGGATTGATCCAAATATTCAGCAAGATAAATATCTATTAAATCTTTTGTTTTTTGTAAGTCTTCTTGAAATTGTCCTTTTTTTCTACATCTAACAATTCTTTTTAATATATCAAATTCATATGAATTCAAATTCCATTCTTCACAAAATTTATATAAACTAGATTTGCCAACATAATGATATTGGGTATTTATTGATTCTGTATTTGTCGACTCATATGTCATTTTTTGCCTTTCAGTATTTTTTTAATTTCTTTTTCTGAATATCCATACATAGATAACAAAGAGCTGCAACTATCTTTAGGCATTAGATCGATATAATCAATGGCTTCTGATTGACTTACTAGATAGTGGTCTGCAATTTGAGAAACTAATTGTTTGTCATACTTATCTTCCTTTTTTCCTTTTATGTACTTAGCAAAGGTTCTCTGGGCAGGTAGAAGGCCGTGATAGAGACGATAAGTATCTCTAGGTGATAGTAACCCTATTGTGTATTTCTGTAACTGATTGATTATTTCAATTAGTTCCATTCTCATTGATAACCATCTATTTACTATGAACGGAGAGAATTTTTTATGATCTGTTTCTGTATATTTAGACCATTCTTTCTTTTCATGAGTCATACCATTGATAAAGTCGAAGATAGTTGCAGGTTTCTTTGTCATAATTTATATTTTTGTTTATATTTTTCTACAAAATGTTCTCCAACTGCTAATTCTAAAAAAACAGCATTTTCTGGAACACCAGGAAGTTTTTTCTCGTTAACATGATCAACATTTTTATTTTTATATATTTTTATTTTAGTTTTTGCATTTGATCTGTTAGATGTTTTAAAAACTAAAACAACTGGTCCTTTTATATACGGAGCTCCCATTATTTTACTTCTGGTTGAAATTCTTCTGGAACGTAACCACAATCATCACATCTAAATACAGGAACTGGATAAACTGTGTCTTTGTCTTGTCCTGTTAAAAATCTAGATACTTTATTAATGGCCATTACTTGCCTAAAATACATTCCTCCACATTCGGTGCAAGTCATTGGTTTTAAATCAGATGCTTTGATATTTGGTTGTGTATTCATTATAATTCATTCATTAGTTTAACAAACATTGACATTATATTAATTTCTTTATCAACAACATGAGAATCTGTATATTGAGCTTCTGCTATGATTAATATACAAGATGCTATACTTCCAACAGCAAATTCATCTAAATTATCATATAAAAATGTATATAATGGTGTAAAATCTTTTACTTTTGAATCTGCAATAATTTGTCGGATTTGTTTAAAAGTTTCTTTTTTATCTTTTACATTTTTTAATAATTCAAGTAATTTAGTCATATAATTAGCTTGTACAACACTATTTTTATCTAATGTTAATTTACCTTTAACTACATGGCTCTGTGCTCCGTTAATAGCTCTACGTATATCTGGATATGAAGAATTGATAATAGCTGCTACGTCTTTAATATCATATTCAACTTGTTTTTCTTCTAACACCGTAACTAATCTTTGAGCTACATCTTTTTTGCTAGGAGGAGTTATACCAAATGTTTGACATCTTGATTGTATTGGATCTATAATTTTTTCAACATAATTACATGTTAATATAAATCTTGTAGTTTTACTATATGTCTCCATTAAGTTTCTTAATGCTGCTTGTGCATTCGGTGTTAAATAGTCTGCTTCATCTAATATAACAATCTTCCATCTTTTAAATCCTACTGTAGATGCATATCTTTTTATTTTATCTCTTACGGCATCTACTGAGTTTTCATCGGATGCATTTATATACATTAGATCTGCATCTACATTATTTGCAATAATTTTTGCTAATGTAGTTTTACCAGTGCCTGCTTGTCCATAAAATAATAGATGCGGAACATCTCCGTTTTCAATAAAAATTTTAACTTTATCAATAATATGTTCATTACCAATATAGCCATCTAATGTACTGGGCCTAAATGATTCTACCCAAAGTGTATTTTCTGTTACTCCAAACATATTTTAATTTTTTCCTGTTGATCCAAATCCACCAGAACCTCTTGTAGTGTCAGCTAATGCTAATACTGGATTCCATTCTATTTGTTCAACTTTATTTAATACTAATTGTCCTATTCGTTCGCCTTTTTCGAGAAAAACTTGTTCATAGCCATGATTAATTATAATCACTCCTATTTCGCCTCTATAATCTGCATCAATAGTTCCAGGTGAATTTAATACAGTTAATCCTTTACTAAATGCTAATCCACTTCTTGGTCTTACTTGTATTTCATAACCAATTGGTATTTCAACATATAATCCTGTTTTGATCAATAATTTTTGACCAGGATTAATAGTCGCATCGTGAGTTGATCTAACATCACACCCTGCACTACCTATAGTTTCATAACTAGGAAGATCATTATTTGATTTATTTATTACTCGAACTTCCATAATTAATTTTGTAATTGAACTAACCAATAATTTGAATCAAAATCTGTACCTGTAAAGTCTATTCTTGCTAATCCATTTGATGAAACGTGCATAACACCTTTATCACCTTTATTAGCAGTTAATACTTCTTTCAATTTATCAGCTGAAAAACAAATTGCATCTAAATCAGTTGATCCGCCGTCTATTTCAAATGTAACATTATCAGAATTAATAGTTGTATAGTTAATGATAAATTTAATTTTACCATTTTGAACTTGAACTGCAAAATTCTTTGCATCTGGCAGTGCATTTTTTGCTTTTATAAATTTATTGACAAATTCATCATCAATATCAATTGTAACCTCATACTCTGGTTCTGCATTAATAGTTGGAACTGCAGGTATAACAGACGTATCTGCTAACATGAAAGTCATTGTTGTACTTCCTTCTTTTATTTTCATTGCATAATTTTTGCCTTGAGCATCATTAACTTCGATATCAATTTTTTCACCAACTGCAGATAACATTTTAGTTAATGCTCCAGTATGATTAATACCTAATTCTCCTGACATAAATGGATCTGTTTTCCATTTAACTTTACCTACTACGGTTTGATCTACATCTATTAATTCACAATTAACAGATTGTCCATTTGCTTTAACAGTTACTGCTTCGCA